GTAGTTACTGTACCTGCAACAGACGATGATACAACTGTTGTTCCTGCACTGAACCCACCGCCTGAGACTGTTTGGCCTACGCCAATTAAATAATTTCCAGAGCTAATAGTAAATGTTGTGCCTGACACAGTTCCTGTTGCAGTGAATACTCCTACCTTAGATAAGGATCCACCAGGGAACTGACCATATAGAACATTGGTATTAACAGTATTGTCAATATCACTTAAATTTTGCCCTGGGTGCGCAATAACATTTAGATTTCCAGTACCGTTTGGGTCAAAGCCAATATCAAATTGCCATAGATTATTAGCAGATGGCACAAATAAGTTCGTAGCCGTGACTGAAAGAGTAAACCCAGACCCTGTTCCTCCAATACTTGAAGCAGCTGCACTTAGAATGTCAGTTGTAGAGTACCCAGATCCTGCAGATACAACAGTAACCGTAATAACGCTATTTCCAAATACAGTAATATTTGCGGTAGCGCCAGTCCCTGATCCGCCTGTAAGAGATACGCCTGCATACGTGCCATTGGTATAACCTGATCCGCCTGACTTAATTGTACTTCCTGTAATAGAGCCTATAAAACCAATCTGATAAGGACCACTACCAACACCATTAGTATTATTGGTTTCCCACATTTGCATGTAGGTTTGTCCACCTGAATAAAAATAGTTTAGACCAAGCTGTGATTGCATGGTCATACCGCGAGATATTTCAACAGAATTTAAGAATATTCCATTGTATCCGCCAATTTTACGTGGTCTACCTCGTTGAAAACGAACCCACATGCCGTCAACGTATTTATCAGAGTCAAACTGAGTACCGTCCCGCTGAATTCCCGGGTTGATATTCAGAGATATGACATTAGCTGTCAAAATGTTCCTCCACTAATACCTGAAGTAAATGTGCCTGAACCATTCACTATAAGACCTGCTGCACTAAAATATGCAAGCTCAGTATTAGTAATGACAATACCCAGTTGACCGCTTGCAGGTAAATACAGACCAGTATTTAAGTCTCCTAAAAACTTAAGAGAAGGAACTGATGTAGAACCATTACCAAGCGTTAAAGATGAAATTGAACTAGATGAACCTGATGCAGCATTGTATACATTCGTCCCATCACAAATTAAGATCAATGATGTATTTTGAGCAATGACAACAGTTGCACCGCCTGATGCAGATGTCTTTACAGTAAATGTATATGAACCTGTCGTATTATTTGTAACTGCATATAATTGAACAGTAGACGGAACCACAATAGTTTGATTACTTGTAAGTGTTCCAGTATAAATCTGAATTGTATTTGAAGCTTGTGTAGATGTTAAAGTAGTTGTCCCACCTGTAACTACTAAAGCTAATTCTGTATAGACAAATTGGTTGGATCTACCATACGCAAAAGAATACCAACCTGCAGTACTGCCGCTTGACACAAGAACAATTGACTCGTTTAACTGAAGTTGCTGATTTGAGTTGCCATCAATGGTGTCAGTACCATTAGGAGTTAAAGTAAGAATACCTGCACCATCATTTTTAAAGATAGTGAACCAGTTAGCGCCTACAGTCGATGCAGATGGAAGAGTAATTGTTCCTGCGCCACCTTGCCAGACATTCATCTGTGCTCTAGCAGATGCAGATAGTGTTGTATTTGTTGAATATGTTATTGCATAGTATTGTTGATTTAACGTACTTCCGATTGCAGTAAGACCATAACCAGCAAGAGTAGCAGCATTAGCAGCTGATGTACCTGCACCAAATGTGACAGTAGACCATGTGCCTGCAGCTGTTGAGTTGCTAGTTAGATAGACATACTGAGCAATGCCTGATGCAATAGAAACAATGGTTCCACCACTACTATCTGTAACAGTAAATGCATTTGATCCAATATTTCGAATGATAACTGCTTGTCCTACGGATACTTGAGATGCAACTGGCATCAATAAATTTAATCCGGTAGTAGTTGCAGTGACTTCAATAATGTTTGCTGTAGTCAATACAGAACTTGTACCATTCACAGGCCACTGTAAAGTGGTGTTTGTTGAAATAGTTAGTGATTCATAAGAAACCTGAGCAGGGGATACAGTCTGCCCAGTAAATGGATTAGTGTATGTAGTCATGTTTAACTATCCTGTGCAATTGCTTGTCTATCTGCAAGACGAAGTTGGTCTTCCAACTTGAGAGCTTGTATACCTTCAGTATACTTTTGTTGAAATATTTGACGTTGATCATTTTTTAAGAATGGCATCGCTTGGAGCAGCGTTCCATATAGCATCACATTTGGTGCATTCTGTGTGATCCAATTTGTCTGGTTTGCTGAAGACAAAGGAGGAATCCTCTCATAATAAAGAACTTCAAATGTGTATGCTTGATCAGGTGTTGGTGCAACTAACCAATTATCGTAATTATAATCACAATAGTATAAAGGAGTACCTGTTGCAGAGCCATTTGATGCATAATTTCTTAAATATTCATACTTACGCAAATAGACAGGTTGTATTACTCCAGAATTAGTCAGATTAAATGATGTAGTTTTTCTCCATCTTGCAGGCTTCGGAATGACTGGATTACCGGCATTCATAGTACTTTCTACTACATTTAACTGACCAAGTGTTTTAATTTCTTGTGCAATCTCAAATTCAGCCAGCATAATGAACTGAGGAATTTGATTGACAACTGCCGTATCATTTCGCTCTAAGTACTGAGTCACATCAGTAATTAGGCTGTTATAAGTCATTGCCGCTGCTGCGGTACATGCTGGAGTGCAAGAAGTAGCCATTTTTTATCCTAACATATTACTAGCATTGACACGAGCTTCATCAACACGTTTTAACCACCCTTTGCCAAAAGTAGCAAAGGTAGGCAAAGATTCATAAAATTGTTTCTTTTCATCAGAGAATCGAGTAATCAATTCTGTTTTATCTGTAATATCAATGTTTTGAAGTGTGACAGGGCCTATAACTCCATCTTCTGGGACTGATAATGTTTTTTGAAGAGTCTTAATAGATCTGCCCGGTCCTGCATTTACAGCAAAATCGAATACAAGATAATCAATACCAGAAGGTAAGACATCACAATTACATGCATCCCAATATTTCTTTTCATATAAAGGTGCTACATCTTCTGGAGTTAATGACATCATTTCTTTTTTAGTAGTGTTTCTACCTTTAAAGTTTGCCCATGTAATTGCAGTGACGCCTAAATTTGTCATACCGCCAGGGTCTTTAGGGTTGTCAACAAAGCCACCTTCTGACTGAAGAACTAAATCAAGAGAATATTCAAAATTAGTTTGCATTTAAGGCATTGTATTTATTAATTACATCATTGCGCTCTAATTCGGTGTTTGAGCATTCTTTTGCAAATTGTTCAAGAAATTCTGCATCCGATTCCAATAATCGGAGTCCTTTACTTGGTATTGCAAAGGTGGTGGGTCTTGTGGAGGAGGAATTTGACTGGCGCAAGCCCCTAAGCTCAGCAACAGCGACATCATACTTAGCTTGTAAATCATCTTTATCTTTCTGTGTTGTTTGAGAAATAATAGCTTGATTACTAACAACTTTAGTTTCATGCTCTAAAGCATGTTGAGTCATCTCTAATTTCTCTTTTTCCGAGTAATACCCATCTATATGATGCATGACATAAGCGCTTGAAAGAGACATGAAAATGCAAACATAAACACTAATAGGCAAAGGAAACATTATTGTTCAACTCCTACTGTTGGATCAGGCTCTGCATCTTTTTTCATCATGACAGAAGCTCCTCCTGCGCCAGAAACAATGCCTAAAGACTCTGCTAACTCTCTAAGAGAAATCGGGCCTTGAAAAACTTCATAAACAGCAATCCCAAGAATAACAACAAATCCAATAAGCCAAGTTACTCGGCCTATATCATAGGTTTTATTGTCTTTTCCTGTTACGAGATTGTTAATAAACTCAGTCATTTGCCTAAAAAACTTTCTAACATTTTTGCTGCAAAGTTAGGACCTAGTAATACAGCAGCTATTACAGCATAAAGAAGATATTCAATTTTTTGCATACGCTTTACACCTTTAGAAAGTGCATCTTGAATACCTTCATAACGCTCAGCACAAACAGCCTCATGGACCATTAGTCGCTTATCAGTAGCATTAAGTTGGGCTTCTATTGGATCCATGATGATACTTTCATTACTCAGCAGTTGAAGGAGCACAAGTAGTTGGGGCAGGAGTTACTTCAGCTTCTACTGTAGTCTCTGCAGGAATATCAACTGTTGTTTCTTTAGTCTCTGTTTGAACGGGCTCAGATTGTACAGGTTCTGGCTCAACTGCTGGAGGTGGTGTAATTGTCTCAGTAGCAGTGAAAACAGGTGCAGGAGTAGGAGTGCTCTCATTTAATGGTGCAGGAGGTGGCACAACTGCATCTGTCACTGGTTGATATTTAGAATGTAAGTATGAAATAAACTTCTGAATTTCTTCTTTAGCTGTTGTTTCAAAACTTAATAAATGCGCTTCAATTTCTTTTAAGAATTGCATAACTACTCCTTATTGGATTTAATGGTGATTAAAGATTCGTCTTTATTGATTTCCATATAGCCATAACCACAGAGAGACCAGTCTTCACCGGCTCTCTCATCATGAACAGGAACTTCAATCTTGACATGCTTACATAAAAACTCTTTGCCGTTTTCAAATACTCTCCAAACATGATCTGGAGTACCACGACCGGGCTGACCTCGTGACTTATTAAACCGAACTAAGTACTTGTTCATCATATAATAGTTGCCTGTGCTTGAGGAGGTGATTGCTGTACAGACAGATTCATATGAATAAACTTGAAAGGCTTATCATTTCCATGCCTAGAAAATGAATGAGCCAACCAAGCATTTGTTAAGTACAGTTTTCCTACTTCAGGCTTAAAGCTAATATGAGTTGAGGCCATACTTATCTTGGTAGGATCTGCTTCTACCATGTTAAGTTGGTTCTTTCCGATCCGAGGATCAGTAAAGATCATTTGTGAGCTATTTTCAGGGCAATCTAAGAAATAGAACCCAACAATTTGCACACCATCATTATGGACATGTTCTTCCATATTTGATGTTTTATGGTGCTGTTGCCCCCACATAGAATGGAAATAAGTCATCTTATCATCCATCTTATAACCTTGTGAGTCTAGAATATTCCAAGCAGTTGATGCTATATAGGTGCTGAAATCATTTAATCTAGGATCCATATATAGATTTCCTGTCATATAGACAGGATAGAGTTCATTCTTTTCTTTTAACTGCTGTTGTTTTTTAACTGCTTCATCAAAAACAGCAAGCACTGACGGTAAAAAGTCAGGCTTGCTGATACTATAAACAGCAGTAGCAAAATGAACTGAAGTTTCTAGATTATCTTGCATTATTGGGTAGGCGTATCAACTACATCAGAAGCAGATTTGTTCAATGAATCTTCAAGAAGTTTGATAAATGCTTGTTTACCAACTTGAAGTTGATCAATGTTAAAAGCTGCAGAGCTAATCTTGCGGTCTAAATCGATACAATGATTAAACAACGCCTGTTGCTCTGTTGTTAAATCTTCGTACTGATACTCTTTGTCATTAATGGTAATGGGGGTCTTTTTGTCTTGTCCCATGTCATTCTCCTATGTTTTACTGCGGTTGAAAAAACTTATGCTGTTGTCCAAGGCAAAGGTGTTACTGCTGGACTAACAGGTGGATTAACGATGGATGCAATTTGTCCGTCAATGTTAGCTTGAGTATTCTCTACCAAGTTCGGTTCAGCTTGAATCCATCCCAATACCTGAGCTTGTGTAAGCTGTGCGTATGGCGTTGGAGTAGCTGTTGTATCAATCGTAAACTGGCTTGAACCAGCAATTGACGCTGTGTTAGTGCCGTCTGTACCAATTACCAAATACTGAGCTAATACTACATACACATTAATTGGTGCAGGAGGAGAAGGAAGGGTGGACATTGAAGTAATTGTCCAAGTATAACTATTGCTCATTATAAAA